TACCTTTATGACCAAAGAAAGCTACACCAAATAACCCCTCTTTAGATACATAATAACTAAAATCATAATGTAGATCTTTAATTTTCTTATACTTCATTAATTAACCTTCTTTCTTTTTGGTATCTTTATAAATACCATTGATCCAACTAAGTATATTAATTGGATCTATACTATTTACTCGCTTAATATTGTTTCATCTAAGTAAAGATTAGAAACAAATTTTTTTAGAATTTTATCCTGTTCTTCTGTTGTTTCCATTGTGACCCAGTAAGTAAACCAATCTTGATACTGGGGCTTTATGCTCACAAGCTCATTATCTTCATTAAAAGTTATTTGTAACCTATAAGCTGGACCACCCCAGCTAATAAGATAATTAATAGTTATATCTTTAGATTTTTTTAACGAAAGACCATAATTAAATATTTTTTCTTGACGATCTTCATCATCTTTTATATTTAATATATCTTTCATTGAATCAATAACATTATTTGAATATTCTTGACCCTGTTCTTTTGTTTTATTATCCATTGTTTACCCCTTTAACTTTCCTTAGCTATTTCAATAACTAAATCCGTTCTAGTTTTTTCTAATTGCTTTGCTAACTCTTTAGAATAAACATTAAATCTATAATCAAATTTAATTAGTTCATCTATTAAGCTAACGGCTTTTATATTTATATCTATTTGTTTAACCATAGTTATATCTTATAACTGTAAAATTTATATTACAAGTTATTAATAATTATTTTTATTTGGTTAGTAGTTGGATATCGTTAGAGGATTTTTATTAAATCTTATTAGTAAATTGTTAATGTCGTTTTATAACACTTTAAAAGATACCCCCCTATGTATCATAAAATTGTATATGGGGATAATTTAGCTGTATATGATCTTATAACCTTATAAAACCTTATTATCTAGGCATATTGTACGCACATAACACCTAATGAACGCAACATAATTAGTATTATCGGACAATTGCATATGTCAATCTAGGCAGTCAATATCGTATACGTAACCACTTAATTAATCTATGGAAACTACTACAAATTACCTACTATATATTGTGTGTTTTACCTGACATACTACATATAGTAGGACTACTATCACAGTAGTATCTGTTCTGATCACCAATCTGTTTTAATGTGTTTTCACACTCTTTACATTTTTCTTTCAATAAGAAAAGAATAATCTATTTTTTTTTAAAAAAGAAAGAAAAGAATATAACTTACCCTGTGCCACTCCCAACCCAACCAGAATGACTAAAGATTTAGTAGCATTTAACAATGTGGAATAATAGGATCTGACCCTAGTTATTATGGTCCAGCTAGTCCACTTGTCCTGTTGTTTGATCCGATATTTCTTTCCTAAGAGCTGGAGAAATATCTTGTTTGTGTTGTCATACTATCACAAGGTTTTTATAATGCAAAGTATCTTAGGAAAGTCCTAAGATTTAGTTATAAATAAATATCTATAACTAATAGAAAAGAAAGTATGCTTTTCATCATATAGCATTTGTGATTATGTGATTGAGTAAGTTTATTTCTTTTTCTTTCATTACAGTAAGTGGACATACTGTACGGAACAGAGCCCTGCTTCGGCAGGGTTTTGTTTATTTTGTATGTTATAGTTATGGTATGAAATTATCACAAAGGGAAATAAATTATGATAAACCAGATTTAAGAGTTTTATCTCTTGGTGCTGGTGTACAAAGTTCAACTGTATTATTTAAAATGATAGATGGTGTTATACCTATGGCTGATGTTGCTATATTTGCTGATACAGGTAATGAACCTAGAGAAGTATATAAATATTTAGATTATCTAAAAACTTTTATGGAAGGTGTTTTGCCATTACACATAGTATCTAAATCTAATATTGTTGAAGATGCTTTAGCAGATAAAGAGTATGGAACTAATAAAGGGTTTTTAACTATGCCTGTGTTTGGTATTGATGAAAATGGCAAAAAATCTTTAGGTCGCAGACAATGTACTAACGATTACAAAATACAACCAATACATAAAGAAGTTAGAAAAATATTAAATGTTAAATCTTTACGAGGTAAAAAAGTAGAGATGGTTATGGGTATTAGTACAGATGAGATACAAAGAGCCAAAGTTGCAAAACTAATATGGCAAGTTAATGATTATCCATTAATAGAACTTGATATGAGTAGGCACGATTGTAAACATTATGTATCTACTAAAAATTTACAAAAACCACCTAGAAGTGCTTGTATTGTATGTCCTTATCACAGCAACGAAGAATGGCAGCACCTTAAAGATAATTACCCAACAGAGTTTAAAGAAGCTGTTGCTTTTGATTACGCAATAAGAGATGTAGCAAAAGAAAAGGGAATTAAAAATTATTTACACAGTTCTTTTATACCTTTAGATGAAGTTAATTTTAAAAAGAAATTATCTATCTACCAGGGATCATTATTTGATGATGAGTGTGAAGGTATCTGTGGTGTATAGTATTGACTTACTTTATGTAATGATATATAATGAAATTACTCATTTCTTATGAGTATCAACTTCCCTGTTTGATTAACCAATAAACCCTAGCTAGTCTAGGGTTATGGATATAGAAGTACAGGACTGTGATAAATGTTGGAATCCTTACTGGGAAGATCAACTAATTAATGGTGTTTGTGCTAACTGTCAAGACAATGAGTATGCTGGTAATCCAAACTGGGCAGGAGATGATTAAAAAAATTTTTTTACGCCTTCGGCTCTTGTAAGCCATCAGGCTTTTGTCTGCCTTTGATTCTAGGATATGTTTTTGTTTTATGAGCATTACAGTATCTGTACTTGTTATATTTTGAAATAACAGTATCACAATTTTCCTGCAAACAAATTCTTCCACTACTATAGGAAGTAGAGGGTTTGTAATTAGGATATTTATTTCCTTTTATATAATCACTCATACAAAATATAGTATAGTTAGGAGAAAGCAAATGCCTGGTAAAGGATATTCATATAAAAAAGGTATGAAAAAAAATAAAGGTAGAAAAAAGAAAAAATAATGGCTGAATGGCGTGGAATGAAGGTTAAGCTAAATAGTCCTACGGCTATTAGGAAAGGCGAACCTGGTTATGGGCGTAAATCCAAAAAAGTTTTTGTTATGTCCAATGGGAAAGTAAAGAAGGTAATGTATGGTGATCCTAATATGCCTGTTCGTAAAAACAATCCCAAAGCAAGAGCTTCATTTCGTGCCAGGCATAAGTGTTCTACTGCAAAAGATAAAACTACTGCTCGTTACTGGGCGTGTAGGGATTGGTAAAGGAGAAATATGCCAAAAGGTAAAAAAGGTTACTCTGCAAAACAAAAGAAGATTGCAAGAGTTGCACCACCTAGAAATAAAATAACTGGTGCTGATTTCAAAGCACTTAAAAAGAAAAAGAAAAAGAAATGAAAGTTAAAGGCGTAGATGTTTCTAAGTTGACTAAAAGACAACAAGAAACTATGAAAAAACATTCTAAGCATCATAGCAAAAAACATATGCAGTATATGTACAACTCTATGCGTAGAGGTGCTACCTTTACACAGGCTCACACTAGAGCACAGAAAGCTGTAGGTAAGTAATGGCTAAGATACCAGCAAGTGCAAACACAGCTTTAATTAAAAAAGCAAAGTCTAGTGGTATATCACTATCTACTTTAAAAACAGTTTACAAAAGAGGTCAGGCTGCGTATATGAGTTCTGGTTCAAGACCAGGAGTTTCTATGGCTCAATGGGCTATGGGCAGGGTGAACAGTTACATTCGTGGCTCAAAAAAACACGATACTGATCTTCGTGGTGGAAAGAAAAAAAAGAAGTAGTGGCTAAAAGAAAACAACCTTATCGCTATGGTGTACCTGCTAAATACTTAGAAGGTTTATCTGATGCTGCTGCAAAAAAAAGAGCAGCAGAAATAAAACGAACTGCTAAAGCATACAAGTTAGGCAAAAAAGTAAATATAAAGAAAGTACAGAAGTCCAGAGTTTCAGATAAAAAGAAAAGAAAATAATGGCTGAACGAAAGACTTGTGCCAACCCTGGTTGCGAAAGAAAGTTCACAGCTAAACATAATAATAAAAAATATTGTACTGTTCAATGCAGTCGTAAAGCACAACACAAAAGAAGTAAAGCTAAAAAACAAAAAGTATTTACTTCACAGATGACTGCTACTCGTGGTGAGTATTACGAAGATTATGTTAAGAATTTTGCACCAGAAGTACAAGAAGGTCTGATACAAAAACAAGTAGTAGCAGAACTCATAGGTGTAGATAAATCTCTTATAACAAAAATGCACGAAGCATATCTTATTGACAAAGATAATTTAGAAAAACAAAAAGATTGGACAACACCTGAAGAAGCAATAAAAGCATTAGAAAAGTTTGAGGATTTTAGAAATAGATACTTTCAAACAGAAACAGGCGAGATATACGAAACAGCAGACTTTCATAAAAAATGGATAGCTAGTATTTTAAAAGCTATTGATGAAGGTGGCGAACAGATGATACTTAGTCCACCACGACACGGAAAGACAGATTTACTTACACACTTTGCTGTATGGCAGATTTGTAAAAATCCTAATGTAAGAATTATGTGGGTTGGTGGTAACGAGGAGATAGCAAAGAATGCTGTAGGTGCTGTAGTAGATCACTTAGAACATAACGAAAAACTTATAGAAGATTTTTGTGGACCAGGACAAACATTTAAACCTAAGAACAGGTCAGGTAAGTCTTGGACATCAGGACAGTTTACTATTGCTACTAGAACTGTTACAGGTATTAAATCACCAACAATGGTTGCTGTAGGTAAAGGTGGCAAGATTCTATCAAGAGATTGCGACTTAATTATTGCAGATGACATTGAGGATCACGGCACAACAATACAACCTAGTGCTAGAGAGCAAACTAGACAATGGTGGACAACAACTTTATCATCTCGTAAAGAGGAACATACAGCTATTGTTGTCATAGGTTCACGACAGCACCCAGAAGATTTATATAACTTTTTACTAGAGAATCCACAAATGGACAAAATAGTAGAAGAAGCACATAGCACAGAATGTGTATTGCCAGAAAACGAATTAGAGTTACATACAGATTGTATGCTATGGGCAAGTAAAAGAAGTTACAAGTGGTTGTTATCACGATTACAAGCTGCTGAAACTACAGGTGGTAAAGCAATATTTGAAATGGTATATCTTAACAAAGCATTTGCAGAAGGTGTAGCTATGTTTGATGTAGAG